ATTATATTTATATTCTATATCAAATTTTTTGCTTTGAAAATATAGTTTCATTTTTTCTACATTCTTATTTAATGGTGCAATTATAGCTACATCTGTAATATTTTCCTCAGTTATAATTCTCATTATCCAGTCTAATTCTTCCTTATAAGAGCTAAAGTTATTCACCTGCGGTTCAAATCCCATATCTTTAACACACTTATTTTCTAGTTTTCCATTGTCATTTATTATTTTACCAGCAAACCTTGCTATAGCTCTAGGAGTCCTATAATTAATGCTTAGTTCGGTAATATTACTTACATTAATGATTTTAGAAATTTCTTCAACTGTAATATCATCATTTCTTTGGGTATATAATTGTTGATCATCGTCTCCTAGGACAATTATATTTTTATTTACATATCGTGTTAATTGTTTTATGAATTTTGAATTTAAATCCTGAACTTCATCTATTAATATATAATCTACTTTATTAAAATTACTTTTTTTAATTTTTTTCTTAACTTCTTCTTTATGAAATATATTAATTTTTTCTAATTCGTTGCTACCATATGTTTGGTTTGCTAATTGATCTATTCCACTTTTAATAAACTCTTTTAATGACACAGTATATACTATAAAACAGTATGAACCCAAATTTTCTTTAATTACTCTAGCCAATTTATACAAAGCCAAAATAGTTTTCCCACTTCCAGCGCAACCTTTAATAACCATGTCATATTCATTATTATTTACTATATTATACTGAATATCATCTAATTTGGCTTCTGGTATAAGCCATTTTTCATTTATCTCATCATCCATATCTAAATATTCTAATATTTCTTCGTTATTCATTAATCTCCCCCACAATTTCCATATTTTCTAATATTTATTTTATAACATTATGAATAATTATTCAAAATAAAGAATCAAATATCGTTTTTAGTATTTATACATGGGATATTATTCCAGTATTAAAATTTTGCACTCTTCAAGTAATCTCACTAAAATTATAACAATTATAATTAATTTTTCCAATAAAAAAAAGGTACTCCCATTACAGAAGTACCTTTAAACTTAATATCTTATATACTTACCATATACATATCCACCATGCTTAGGATAGTATATATGCATCCAATCCCCTTCTTTTCTATATAATTGTACTTTTGCTCCATTAGGTAAAGCCCCTAATATTCTACTAGATGTAGATTTCTTTTCTCTAACATTTACACCACTTGAAGTACATATAGTACCTGTTTTCCCATCTAAATTAATCCAACTATTATTGTTGTTACCTGTTGGTTTGCTTGGTGTACTACTTGTAGTTTGCCCTACTAAACCTTTAACAATAGCATTAGCCATATTTTCGGCATTATATCTGTTCATATCTCCTGCATTATCGCAGAAACAACATTCTATAAGCATTGCTTTGGCTTTAGTATGCTTTAATACATATAAATTACTTCCATCTTTTAAACCCCTATTTGTATATCCTAGTGAACAAATATTGTTTAAGACTGCTGTAGCTTGTTGTAATTCTTTCCCTCCATAAGTAAAAACCTCTGTACCATATGCACTGCCATTAAAAGCATTAAAATGTATGCTTACATATAAATCTACATTGTTATTATTAGCTGTATTAGTTCTATAACTTAAACTATCATTTAGACTACTACAAGAATCCTTATAGCACTTAATAACTGTATGCCCCAATGCTTGTAATTTACTTATTACTTTTGTTCCTACCTCTCTAGTTAAATTAGATTCTGCTTTTATTCCTACTGCTCCATAATCTGCACCAGACATTGTATGCCCACAATCAATCCCTATTTTCATATAAATACCTCCTAAAATTTAATTAAAAAAGAACAGGTTTTTAATCCTGCTCTTTACTTTCCTTTACTTGCCTGTCTAGCTGAACTTTGTCCAAAGTAAAATCCTATTATTAATGTAAATACAGAAAGAAACTCTGTACTTGATAAGTTTCCTTTTGTGCTTAGAATACAAAATACTATAGTAGTTAATAGTGCTATTATCTTTTTAATCTGTAGAAATTGTTCTAAAAACTTCATTTAAACACCTACCTTTCTATTTAAAAATATTGTGTTGGATTGCATAAAAAAAGAAGCTTACTAAAGCTCCTATTGTTAATCCCACATACCACTTCATAATACCTACAAGTTGTTTTAACTGGTCACACAAATTTTCAATCTTAGTATCTGTCCTAGATTGATTCTGTTCTATTTTATCAATTCTTTCCGAATGATTATTAAGTCTAATATCATGTACATTTATTTTTTCTTCTACCCTTTTATGTTTTTCCTCGCAGACTTTTAATTCCACATTGCACCTCCAGTGATTAAAATTATACATATAAAAAGCTTGCATTAAGCAAGCTTTTTATAAATTTTTACAAATATTAGTTATATTTCGAACAATTATAACCATATCCTTAATGTTTATAAGTTTTAGATAAATTAATAATAGTAGTAAAAGATATAAAACAGTTATAAATATTATTAGTAATTTCCTACGTTTTCTTCCTTTTTCGTTGTCACTTTTCATCACGATAATTGAAAATGTTTTTGTTTTTATAATAATAATCATTATGGAAAACCTCCTGTGTACTTCGTTTAATCAATTATTATTACTTTTTTAACTAAGCGTACTATTTTCCACAATGTTTTTTATAAAAAAAATAAAAAAGACCTATATGGTCCCTACTTTGCCTTTATAATTTATTTTATTATATCGTCTTATGAAGATTTTTTCATTTTTTTAAAGGTTTTTACATTATTTTGTAGAATACCACATTTTAAAGGAGATGATATATATATGAATAATAAACCAAAAGAACCTATTTTACCAAACTGTATAAAGAATAATTTATCTGTTAAATCCATGGACATACAACTTTTTAATGGAATAATTGCCTATTTTAATGATGAACATGAAAATAATGATTTCCAAATTCTTCTTCACACAACATATGGATTTATAAAATGCGATATTTGTGATATAGCAGAAAGTGATAACTTTATAACTAATAATGAAAATTCTACAAATTCTACCTCCGGAAACCTTAATGTAGATTTTTCTTATATAGTTAAAGTTAAAAACGAAAGACTATTAGAACTTGAAAAAGAAAATTCTAACTTAAATGTTTGTGACAACGGTGCTATCTTAAATTTGAAAAATGTTTCTATTTATAAAGATGATTTAAGAAAACCTATACTTAATACAAATCAAATGCTTGTTTTCTTAGATCAGATAATAGGTTTTTCTGCAATTCCTCGCAATTTTTAGGACTATTAAATTTAATATTTATTATTCTAGGAACCTCAATTTTATTTTGAGGCTCTTTTTTTTCTAATTCTTTATATTTTTTCATACTATATAACCATCCTTCCATATCATTTTATTTGTGTCGCTTTATAAATCAAAAGCGACGTAAAATTAAATTTGCGTCGCTTTATTAAGAATACTTTGATAAAACTATTTTTAAAAAACTTAGATATTAAGCTCTTCATTTCTTTTACGTATCCATTCTTTACAATTGTCTAAAAGCTCATATCGGTCATATCTATAGCTTACATGAATCAAGTCTACATACTCCATAGTACCAGCTTTATAAACGTTTATATTTCCCAATCCATCAGCTTCAAAAAAGTAATTATCTAAATTTACGCTATCTTCATAAAACATTATTCTTCACCTTCCTCATTCCTTGTTTTTAATATTGATTTGCTTTACTTTTCTGTTTGGTGAACTCCTAAAAATATTTAATTTTTCACTATTGCGTAACAGCTTTTTCTATAGTATCTTCTAGGTTTAATTCTTGATTTCCTGCATCTTCTTTTCAGCTGGATTAACTGTAGCCATTAATTCACTATACTGTTCTAAATTAATCTGGTTAAAAGTATAAAATACATTTAGTTTATTATTCATGTCCTCTTTTTCATAGTAATTGTTATTGATTAAATTTTTTAATAAATCATATAATATCATATTATTTACCTTCCTTTTCATTTAAATTTTTATTATTTAATACTTCTTTATATTTTAAATCAACCACTTCAGCTTGTGTTTTTAGCAGTTCATTTTTTAGTTTCTCTTCTTCAGTTTCTATGTGTTCTATATATTTGTCTATAATTATTTCTTTAGTTTCTACATCAACATGATAAATGATTGCATTTTTTAAAATTTTACTGCCATATTCCAAATCTATATAATCTATTTCCTTTGGTCGTAAGTTATCTACCATTTCATCAGTTAAACCAGAATCAAATCGCTCCTCTAAACAATCATTTAAAACTGTACCTGTAGATTTATTAAAAATAATTCTTTTTCCTAAATACATTTTATAACCTCCTATTGTTAATTTATTATTCAAACGCCCAATATCTTAATACAACATCATAACTATCATATATATCGTCTAAGATAATATTAAAACCATTGCCAAAAATATTAGTACCTGTAGTATCGTGACTAAATTGACCAGGATTACCTTCGCCACGATAACCAAATATTCCATAAATACTTCTACCATAGTTGTTATACATATCACTTGTATTAGAAGTTATTTGATAAGATGCCTGTTTATAACCTCTTGTATTTACATAATAGGTATTTACAATTACTTTACTAGGTGTGAATGACAATCCAGTGATTGGTAATAAGCTATTTCCTCTACTAGCCCTTAGAGTACGATCGCCAGTAGAGTATCCCCGTCCTTTTGGAACTGTTCCACCACTATAATAACCTGCAGGAACAGTAGCACCTAGATTTAAATTAAATGCACCTCTATCTGCCATACTCCCTGTTAAGCCTGTGTCATTATCGTTGCTGAAAGTTTTATTAGCTAGTACGTTCGCAGCAACGGCAGTTCCCTCACTACTAGCCTTGATAAAAAAACAATCTTTAGTAGCGTTATACCAAACCGAAACCGCTTTTCCTGCAGTTAAATTAGGTGTAGTAGTTGTATTGGGCTTATATAATTTTTTCCCATTTATAGTTGTAGCATTTTTATTATTGTTACTACTTACTATAAATGTTGTGGCATATCCATTTACTAAAGTAGGTAAATTTAAATTTATTGAAGTTGCTGTTCCTCCAGCTGTTTGATATGTCACCATATCAGCCAATTGTGACTCTACAGATTCACCAGAATTAGTTTTAATATCTTCTGCTTTTAATTCTATTGCACCAGTTTTACTGTTTACAGAGATCACGGGGATTTTAATATTTTTTATTTTATTTTCAAGTATTTCAATTTCAGACTTTTTAGCAAAAATTATAGTTGGATCTATCTTAAGAGTTATATTTTCTGTATTAGAAACTGTTAATACCATTTTCATTATCAGCTCTTTTGTACTGCCATCTTCAGCAAGTGGTTTATAGCTTTCTGCACATTTAGCTATAGCTAACATATTATTATCTTCATCAAATACCCCATATTCCCTAATCATAAAGCCGCCAACATTTGCAGGAATCATCATCTCTACGTTTATCCAATTTAGGATTTTTCTCATCTATAGCCACATGAGTTATATTACCTTCCCATACTGTATTGATTAATCTTCTTGATCTTCTCTTGGATTGTAATAAGATCCTCCACCATCCCCAACTTTCATTTTTACAAAGTTAATTTTACTTCCAAATCCAGCACTATTAGCTATTTTAGCTTTCCCTATTTCTGTAAGTAAAGTATAGAATTTTTCTGCCAAGTTTATCCCTCCTTTGGATATGTTGTTATAGTCTCTAATCCTGCATTCTGTGCTAATGCTATTTCTATGTTTCCAGTGGTTTCAATATTGTTTGGTGTCCATGGATATACAGTTATAGTTTCTCCACTAAAAGAAGTTGCTCCAATATATAAATTACTTTCTGTCAATGAAATTAGCTTATATTTAACAGACAAATGAGAAGGTTTAATTTTTTTAACTTCTTTATACAAGTCTTCTAAACTTTTAGGGAATCCCTCTCTACCAGTTAGTTTAACTTCAAATGTATAAGGAGCTATATTTTCTATTATTTCAATATCTGCTCCTGTATAATTTTTAAGTATTATAGCCATTCTTTCTGGATTAATTATGTGTTTGCTCTGTCGCTTAGCTATTACTTTTCTCCTTCTTATTTCTATATCTTCATTAGTATTAGTAGGTAATCCTAATCTTTGTTCCCAGAATACAAGCCCCCATGTAGCAGTTTGTGGATGTAGTTGCAATAATATTTCTTGTGCTAATTCATCAGCATTATCCCATTCACTTCCTATAGATTCATATATAGCCTGTTCTATTTTACTGTTTTGATATATAGGTGATATATGGGATATCATCTCTTTTCCTTTAGGTGATGTTATCAACTTTTTTCATCTCTTCTACTATAGCTACCTGATCTACAAGTTTGATATTAGAAGTACCTTCATTTACAGTTAAATTATTATAATCATTTATACCCTGCTTTTCTAGAAGCACAGAACCAATAATAGTATCTATAGCCTTATATATTACAGTTCCACCTATAGATATTGTAGACAAGTATTTATTAATTTTATCTTTTAAGTTATTTAAAATATCTGTACAACTAAATCCTTCTTCAATTCAAAACTAGCTTGTATATTAATATTTAATATACTTGGAGTTGTTATTGTAACTATTGCACCTACCGGAGCTTTACCTCCTCTATTTTGTCCTGGTAATTTATCGGGATAAATATAGTTTTTCACTGCTTTTATTAGTTCATTTGTTGCAGTTTGACCATTTTTATCTAGAATTAATACTTTTGTAGTTCCTGGTCCATTCCATTCAGCATCAACATAAGCATATCCAACACCAGGTACTTCTTTTGCCCACCTAACATAATCACTATCAGCCCCACTTAATTGTTCTTCCTTTTCTGCTTCCATCACTCTTTCTCTAAAGTGTTCTTCATCCTCAATATCAGTTCCACCTTTAAAAGCTTCCTCATTTGTAATACTTTCTACTCCTGTTATGTTTGAAATAAGAACTGTTATAGTATTAGGTAACACATTCCCTATAGCTCCTTCTTTAAGACATTTAGCATTTATATAAGTTATTCCTGCTTCATCTATAACCTTAGTTTCTGTAAATTCAATCTCTATACTTTCTTTATCTTCAGTTGCCGGAGTTCCTGCTATCTTACCTTTTTCTATTACAGTATTAGGCTTACCTTTTATCTTTATAAGTCCAGTTGCCTTAGTCGGAAGATTTTTAAAAACACCTGAACACTCTCCGTTATATTCTAGCCATGGTCCATAAGAGGTCTGTGTAAATGCTAATCTTAATATATTTTGTAACTTCAACTGTACTAGTTCTGCTTTTTCTTCTGCAGTAGGTCTTGTATTATCCCAATAGAAATCTCCTTCAATGGTAGACACATTAGGCGGTGCTTTTTCTAACATCCTCTCATGTATGGTATCAGCATCTTCTTGTAAAAACTCTGGAATAAGTAAATCCCTTTCCAATCATATCACCACACTTTCAATTCACTATGCAGCATAAACTTTTCTTCATCTATATTAATAATCTCAAACTCAAAATAAACTGCTTCTTTATTTTCATTCCAACTAAATATAAAGTTGTCTACATCTTTAGTCCTTGGATGTACCATAAGAGCTTCTTCTGTCATTCTCTTAATCTCAAGTTCTATGGCATCTTTAGAAAGTCCACTACCTATAATGTTTTTAAATTCTTGTCCATATAAATCACTATAAGCCAGCTTGTACCTTGGTGTAGCCATGGCTTTATAGCACCATTGCACATATGCTTCTAAATCATTGGCTTTAGCTATACTTCCATCTGGATTAGTTGTAAACTCACCTGTTTTAAAGTCAAATAAATAAGAGCCCTTAAATTCCAAAGCTCTTCTAGTTCTTCTATATTATTTTCTTCTAAGTTAGTATCTTCTGGGAATAAATTAGGCATCTACAATCCTCCCAACTACAACAAATTCATTTTTTAATAGTGCAACTAATACCCTATCTCCTGGACCTAATGGTTTTAATTCTTTAGGTGTTTTAAAATTATGACTATGTGAATGTTCTCCTGCTGTTTCTGTATTATATTCATTCTTCATTTTTAAATAATCCAACATCATGTAATCTTGTATTTCATATTTAAAATTATCTAATTTAAGCCCACTAGAAGTTATAGTTGCTAAATCTAATCCTATATAAGAAATTGCTTCATTAACTGCTCTATTTGTATTACCTTTTATCTCTCTTGCTATTTCATTAAATATTGTCTCCACTATAAAATTTCCTCCTTATATAGTCTAATCCTGATAAAGTTAAATCCATTCTTCCAGTACTTCCTAGATTGTGAGTAACATCTATAGCATATAATATATTGCTATCAAGGCTTACCTTATCTCCTGCTCTAATACTATTTATATCTATACCAGATACATGTGTTGTTTCTTCTCCTGTATTGAATAAGGTATTTGCTCTTTTCTTAGCCTCTGAACCACTTTTTTATTTTTTCATCCTGTACAAGTTTTTGTATTGTTCCATACTTACTTGTATCTTTTTTATATACACCAGTAACAGGAGTTTTTTTATTTTCCTCCTGTTTACCTAATATTTTAACTTGTGTAATCATGCCTTCTAAAGAGCTTTTCTCATTTATATCCTCTGCTATAGTTTCCAATCTCCATACTGTTTTATTGCTACCTAACTGTATTATATTTAATTTATCTAACATTCTAAGCTTATAAAGATTGCCACCTTTTTGAGCTGTTTCTTTTAAATCCTTCATCATCATTCCTAAGATAGACTCACTTCTATATACTGCTTTAGCTAACTTTATCCTTGTATTAACTAAACTTGCTGTAGGAATTCCCCAATCTCTACAATATCTTTGAATTCTTTGTGTGGCAGTACATTCTCCAAATAAATATTCATCTTCTGATTCTTCTATATATATAGTTCTTTCTTTGCAGGTCATTGTTATTCTTTTGGATTTTCTAGATTTATCTATGTCCCATATTATACCTTTAAACACTTGCTTGTTTTTCTTAGTTTCAAAATCAATATCATATATTTCTATAGAATGTCCTTTTGCTATTCCTAGTCTCTTAAGTTCCTCTGTTTCTACTAAATTAATATTTGCAGTATATGCTATACCATCTATAGATTCATTTAGCTGTATTCCTTCGATTAGGTTATCTATCTTATATTTATTTCTAAGTATTATATTAGCCACATTACATCACCAACTTTTGTCCTGGTCTTATTACATTAGGATTGGGTCCTATAATATTTCTATTTTTCTGATATATAACATTCCATTTAGAACCATCCCCATACCACCACTTAGCTATCTTCCAAAGAGAGTCTCCTTGTTTAACTACATATATTTTAGAATTAGATTTTGTAGTTGCTCTATTATTATTTAAGGCCACTGTTTTTACTGTGGATGTTATTTTAGGTGGAGCTAATGTTTGTATTTTGAGATCCCTATGGTTTCTAAAACTAATGGTAATATATTTATCGCCTGTTTCTCCTGCTCTTTCCTCTTCACTTACATTAGATATAATAACCAAATCGTTAAACCCAAAGTCTGTAATTATAAGTCTTAAAGGTTCTTCCTGCTCCATCCACTTCTGTAATTTACCTATAGCTTCTGCAGGTTTGGGAATATTTCTATATCTACAATAAGTATCATATTCTTTAGGTAACAATGTTAAAAAACTTAACTCTTTTATTTTCTTACCTTTGTCGCTTAAATCCACCTCTCCATAGTCTACTATATCAGCAGTATCATATTTTTTCGTCCTATTCACCATTACGTTATCTATTGGATTAACAGGAAATTGGAATGTTGTTTTTTCTTTTTTCATTTCTTAAGTATACATCCAATGCACATCACCTCAAATAAAAAGAGATACTTAACAATTTAAGCATCTCTTTAGTTATACTATTTTTTTATTTTAATGCATCTGCAGCCTTCTTATACTTTTCATCTACAATACTAGTATTTTCTAATATATATTTTCCATCTTCTTTTTTATATGTTACAACAACACTTTTCATTTCATTATCTACATACATAACATAAGCAATTCTTACAAATTTTTTCTCAATAAAATAATTTTCTAAATTAGTTTGTATATTGGCAGCTTTCTTAGTATAAGAATCTAATTCTTCCATTGCTGTTCCTTTAGTAACATTTACACTTATATTTAAATTTATAAATCCTACTTCTGTGTCCTCTATACTAGATATTGCTTTAACCTTTTCTATAGAATTTATTTTATCATATAATTCCCCTTTAGTTTATTTCTGTTGTTTTTTTATTATTTTCTTCTTTTTTATTCTCAACTTTTATTTCCTTAGTAGTCTCTTTACTATCTTTAGATGTTTCATTCCCACAACCTATTAATGATAATGAAAGTATAAATATAAACATTAATAAAATTGAAATTTTACTTAATCTTCTATTCAAAACAACCCCTCCTTTTCTGTCATATTATAACATATTTAGAAGGGGCATGCATATCACTTCTTTATATTCTTAAGTGCTTCTTTTAACTTATGGCCAAATTTTGTCATTGCTTCTTGTACTATTCCATCTATATCAGCATCATTATCAAAGTTGTTCTCTACGTCTACATCTATATTTACATTTGGTCCACCAGCTCCAGCTAACTGAGGTTGTGCCACTGCAAATATGGGTTTGGCTTTTCTTCTGTTGCATTATTACTATTTAGCATAGAGCCTAAGAACTTCTTAGACTTTTTATTGTTAAGAACTTTTTCCCACCACTAAACTTTCTATACTGCCTATTTAATATTATCTCAACTCCATGTTCTGCTACCTCATGCACACCACTAGTTGCATAGTTAGTACCTGTTGCATAAGCTTTTCCAGCTCCTGCTATAGAACCTGGTCCATTATAAGTATCCATTCCATTATCATTTTTCTTTTCAAATACACTGTTAATCTTTTTAGTAATGGTTATTATCTTTTCTTTTATAGATAACGCATTAAATTCATGTATTTTATTAATCATTGCATCAAAATTATCTAATACTTTTCCAGTTTCCCAATCTACTTGAGTAACATGTTCTCCTGCTTGTTGTTGGGCATGCGATACTACTTCTGTATGCATTTCTTGTGCTTTTGTAACAGCATTTTCTTTTTGTTGACTAGCCGCATCTAACATTTGATTAGCTTGATCAGAAGTTATTATCCCAAGATCATCTCGTTGATGAATTATCTCTGCTACAATTCTATTATATTGTTCTTCTGCGGCTTGTATTGAACCATCTCTAGCTTTGGCACTATTTTCTACAACTTTTGCCGCTTGTTGTGCTGTTAAATTTCCACTATCAAAGTTTAGCTTTTCCAAAATGACCCTTTGTTCTTCCGCTGACTTTGATATATTTTGCACTGCTGTTTGAGTCATATTGTTCCTAATTGTGTTAATTTCATTTAAGTCTTGTGTTGTAATCTTTTTATGATTTTGAGATGCCTGATTCACTATTTCGTCTATTCTTTGCTGTCCTTGTTGAACTATATTTTTTTCTGCTTCTTGTTTTTCCCTTATTTTTTGTAATATTTGTTGATTTTCCTCTGCTTTAAGCCCACTTTTTTTACTCATAAAAGTTTGCATAGTTTGATAGCTTTCATTATATCTCTTATCAATAGCACCTTTTAGTTGGTCTGACATTTGATTAAAATCACTTATAACACTTTGAGAGATTTCTTTAGTTATTTTTTTATTATTTATTTTAATATCCATAAGACTTTGTCCCACATGTTTATCTAATTTCATATATGAATTCATTGCTTCAGCAGTGGATTTGGATACTTCTTCTCCGAACTCTTTAACTGCAGGAATTGAATCCTTTTTAAAATGTCTATATAATTTAATTCCTGCATATGTTGCTCCACCTATTGCCCATGTCCAAGGATTTAAGAGCAATGCCCCTCCTTTAGCTGCTAATCCTAGACCTCCAACTCCTTTGGCTGCTAAACTTGTTCCTGTCGCCAATACTTCTGTAGCTTCTGCTGCAATTGCAGCTTTTTTAGTAATACCAAAGAAAGTAGATAATTTTGGGCTTAGGCCAATTAAAAAAGTTAATGCTTTTGTAGTTCCTTTTATATATTTAGTTAAAGGGTTAAATGCTACAGCTCCTATTGCCACTGCTGCAAACATCTTTTTAGTTCCAGTACTAAGACTATTAAATTTCTTTGCCAGTGAAGATATTTTTTCTGCAACTTCTACTATTTTATTAGTTATATCAGGTATTTTAGCTGTAAACCATGTTACAAACTCTTTTGCATAAGGTGCTAACTTCTCTCCTAATTCTATATTCATGCCTTCTACGGCACTTTTTTAGAATTGTAAATTGGCCTTGTAAACTATCTAAACGAGTTTCTGCCATCTTTCTTGCTGCACCATCTGAACCTTCTAATTCCTTAGTCAAAGATTGTAATTTTTCAGGACCCTGTTCAATTAATGCCATCATACCTGACATAGCCTCAGTTCCAAAAATTGTGGATATAGCTTGAGCTTGTTGTTGTTTAGTTAAGCCATTCATTGATGTTTTCAGATTCCCTATGACTTGGCTTAAAGGCAACATCTTACCATTACTATCAAATGCTTTAAATCCTAATTTTTCAATAGCTTCTGCTGCTTTTTCAGATGGATTTGTTAACCTAGCAAATGAAGCTCTTAAAACAGTACCTGCTTGGCTTCCTTTTATATTTGCATCTGCAAGCATACCTATTGCAGCACTTGTTTCTTCAAAGCTAATTCCTAATGCCTTACTAACTGGCGCTACATATTTCATGGACTCTCCAATTCCAGATATATCTGAGTTAGTTCTGGATGCAGTAAGTGCTAATACGTCTGCAACATGTGCACTTTTCGAGGCTTCCATTCCAAATGCTCTTAATGTTCCCGCTGCTATATCTGTGGCTTCTGCTAATTGTATATCACCTGCAGAAGCCATATCTAAAAGTCCTGGTAATGCTGCTATAGTTTCCTGCACCTTAAATCCTGCTTGACTTAGTAGCATTTCGGCATCCGTTACATCTTTAGCCGACCATGCAGTTTCTGCTCCTAATCTTCTAGCCTCTTTCCCCAGCACTTGCATTTCTTGTGCAGTAGCTCCACTTATGGCTTTAACATTAGCAAGTCCCTGTTCAAAGTTAGAAAAATCCCTTACAGCGGCAGTTATCCCTAGTCCACCTACCATTAAAGCTCCAGCAGTTGCTATAGCTGCTAATTTAGAACATGCAGCCTTGGAAAAACTAGATAACTTTCCTTCCATCTTTTGCAGGGGTTTACTTAACTTATCTTTTAATCTAACAGAAGGGCTAGCTTTTATTTTATCTAAAGCTTTAGTCCTTTTTTCTGTTTGTTTTGCGAATCTCTCAGTTGCTGTTAGCTTCTTTTTGGCTTCACTATCTCCTTCAACTCCAATTTTTATATCTAGTCTATAAATTTCTTTTTTAGCCAATTATCTAGCCCCCTTTCGGGCTTGTTCAGCTATTTTCTTTTCCTCTTCTATCTCATAATCAGTAAAGGCGAGGATTAATCTTCTCGCCATATCATTAATTTGAACATTATAAAAGTCGTGAGGACAAATATTATGCTTTGAATACATATTGTATAAAGCTGTTATTTTTCCACCACGACTTATTAGTTTTTTATATCTTCAATTTCTTCTAATTCATTATCAAATCCGCTTAATTCTAAAACCTTATCTCCCATTGCAGAAGTTTCTCCTGCTAAGAATTTCTTTCGTATAACCTGTTTACCATCACTTGCTTTTAATGCATCTAATAATTTAGAATTATTCCAGTTTGGGCTTACTGTAGCTGCTTCTATAAGTGCTGCATTAAATTCTTCATCATCTAATTCCTTTATTCTCTTTCCTCTTTCTTTTCTGGTATAAGTGCATTGTCTTTTTATCTTGTTTATTTCCTTCTCTGAGAGTCCCTTTAATGTTACTGGAATACCTAGTCTTGCTATAAAATAAGTAGCTTCTGGAACTTCATCAGGTTCCATAAGTCTATTTATTATATCTTCCTCTGTCATATTTATTATATCTTCATCTTTTATTTTTTCATTACTCATTAATAATTCCTCCTAAAATTTATTCTATAACTATTGGATCTAAAAGCTCATAGCCTTCATAAGTAAAAGGAGTTTCCTCCTCCACAAGTTCATTTGCTTTCAAATTTATAAGGTTTAGCTTATCCGCCATGCAATTCATTAAGCGAATACGCTCATATCCATAAGCTTCCGGATCCTCTAAAGATGAAATAGTTTCGAATCTTTTAAATCCTTGCTGTATCATTTTTGAAGATACTTTAAATCCACTTATTGAACCTGTACCTTTTTTAGAACCTTGTTTATACCTAGTCCATTCATCACCTAAAAGATTGAGCTCTTTCTTATCCAATTCAACTTCCGCTGTACATTCCGTAAGATTGGTCTGCCATTCCCCATCTATAAGTATTTTGCCTTTAGAACCGTGTATGGTTCTACTTGCATCTAATGCCATATAATATCACTCCTATCTTAAATATCCTGTTCCATAGATACGTTTCATTACATTTACATACTTAGCATCCCATTTCCAGAATACTTCATCATTTTTCGCCTTAGCTTGTAATTCCTCATCTATCTCGACTGTAAAGTCTTCTATTACACCTTCTTTTTCTAAAACCTCAAAGTATTGTTTAAGGGCACAGATCAGTGCTAATCGACCTGTCCCCTCATTAGGTACTTTACCTATAAACTCTTTCCTTTTTAGTGCAGTATCTCCATCAACTGCATTCATGAACTTTATACCCCTGATATATCCCCAAGTTTCATTTTGTTCTTCACTATATTTTTTTAGGGTATTAACATCATCTACAACTATAACTTCATCATCTTCTTTTACCATGACTAAAGTTCCAGCTTCTAAACAGTTCTCTACTTCTTCCTTGCTTAAACGAGGCTCTACATCTTCAAATATAGTCTTTTCATTGCAGATACTCTCTTTTAACCTTTTACCTGTTGCTAATCCAGCTATATAGCATGCAATTTCAGGGGTGTATACTTTATACCTTCATAGTAACCACTAATACCTACATTAACTATTCCCTCAAAGTTAAATTCTTTACTCTTTGTGTTAGCTTGTTGAATAGTATCTGTATCCTTAATTCCTAAGTAAGCAATTATATTGTTGCCTTTTGAGCTGTTTCTTTTAACCCATGCTTTTACAGTGTTTTGTAATGATTCATCAGTTACACCATCTAAACAAAACCCATCAGCTTTATAACCTTCAAGTATTTCCATAGCTTTAATATAATGCTCATTAGTTATAGATGTTGTACCATCATTTCCTCCAGTAAAAGTTTGATTAGCGACACTTACTAGTTTTCCATTGCCCTCATCTACTTTAATAGCCTTAAGCCATATATTTTCTACATTCCCATTTATAGATTTAGCTATTTCTTCTATAGTTCCACCAAGTTCGCTAAATATATATAACTGCTTAGCTCCTTCATATAGTATTAAATCCTTTTTATCACTTTCAACTATATTAGTTCTAACTGTTACATTAAAATCTCTAATCGTAGGATATTGGGTTTCTATTTTTAAAAGATCTGTATCTTCTGTATCCTTAAGCATTACACTTGCTATCTTTTCTGTACCATCTGTAAGTCTATATAGTAATAATTCCTTAGGTTGTCCTAATAGGGCTAATCTACCTAATCTATAAGCTGTATTGTCCTTGCCAAACTTATTTATTAAGTCTTTTTCATCTTTTACACTTATTACTTTATTTACTGGCCCCCAATTAGCTTTAACTGGCATGGCCAAAATGCCATGTATTCCAGTTCCTATTCTTTTTTCTGCTAATGCTTTAAATCGGTTGTAAAAACCTGGTATAGTAGGTCTATTATTTTCATTCCATACTCCTGTTGCCAACTAATTCACCTTCCTTTCTAAGAAATTTTTAATTCTTCCCTTAAATTCTTTTTTAGTCATTTCTTCTTTACCACAATCAAATAGAGCACCAACTGCTACCTCTTTTCTATAGCCAGTTAGTGCTTCACAATTTTCTATTAAGTCCTTGATAGGATATGTTTCTTCTATTTCATTTTGAATTACATTAGTCTCTTCATCCATATTAATCCTCCTATTCTAAACTTCCTCTACCATAAATCTTATCTATAGTAGGAGTATTATCTTCTATCATTTTTCTTCTACTTAATTCTATTGTTAATTGCCCTACTCCTAACATATCTGCATCTCTATCTTCCTGTATACTTTCTATAGTCAAATATCTTCTATCTTTCAAATCTAAAAGTATTTTTAAATCAGTTATAAGCTTATCTTCTATAGTGTCTAATACCTTTTCTATATTACCTTTATCTCTATCAACTACATGGCATATAAAAGTTTTATTCTCTTTAATCAAGGCTCCATTAATACGTTCTTTACTTGCATTAGCCACTCTCCATAATATAGAAGGTACCTTAAAGTTTTGTTTCCAGTTATTCAGATATACTGCATGATCTGTGATGCTTTTAGTATAACTTTCTAAAGCCTCTAGCCAAGTATCTGTATTAACTTCATTTTCTTCATGTAGGGCTATAACGCTAAATTGTAGTCCTCTTGCTATAGCATTCCACTCTTCATCTGCAACATCTTGTCCTATAGCACCTTCAAACATACAAGTAAAAGCTTCATTTGTATTCTTATCCTCTATAGTTTGTAGATCTAATGTAGTTATAACTTTTTCCATTAGATTATCTAACTTTTGGAATGTAGTTCTTTTTTCATACAACCATATTTCTATGATTCTTTTAAATGAAGTTGGATTATTCTGTTCATCATCACTACCTTGCAGAATTACTGCATAAGGCTTTACTGTATCTTTAGATGGAACTGTAGGCTCATAACAATCTTTAAGTTCTGGAATACTATCTATTAACTTTTGTCTTATTCCTGCTCTCAATTCTAATCATCACTCCAATATCTAAGCACTGCTGACTTAATAACTTCTCTACTACCTTCTAAAGTGTTTTCTATTGTCTTAAATCCTTTCGTACCAGGATGATTTACTTTTTTAACTGGATGTGCTGCACCTTTCCAATATAAGGCCTTTCCATTCTTGGGAGCTATAACGTGAGGTTTACTTCCTTCTTCTAATATCTCTCCATATTCAACACCATGAGCCAAATATATAGAATAGTTATTTCCTCCACCTTCACATCCACCTTTTAAACCTTGTCTAGCATTAGAAGTTTTATCTGTCCATTTAGCATCATTTTTGGCTTGACTTTCTAATCTCCTAGCCATTGCATTACACAATATATTCATACCCACTTTTTTTCTTGCGATATATTCAATAGCTTTAAAATTCATATTAATCTACCCTCTCAAGATCACACATGTACCCACATATAGTATTTTCTATTTGTATAGGATAAGTTGCAGTAACTTTCATATGGCCTTCTAAACATTTAAACTCAATAGCTTCTTTAGGATTAATTTCTATATCTGCATCCTTATTAGTAATCATTTTGTATTTATCAGTACTGTAAGATGTTCCCTGTGTTTTGCTATCTATAACTATCTTATTTGAACTATCCTCAAGATATATAAGAACCTTAAGAGCTTTTATAGTTTCAACTTCTTCAAATGCTCCATCAACAATAAGTTTTTCAGTGTGTTTAAATTCTATTGTCGTAGGATTCAATTCTATTCCTTTATCAATTGTATCTATAATCTTTCTAGCTTTTAAAGTAGACATCTAACATCCATCTGCCCTTCTCATAGATGTTTTGTATCCTGTAGCTTTACTTGGATTTAAATTAGCCTGTTCTTGTAAATAATCAGCCTGATACATAGCGGCCAAGTTGTTCCAATAATCTGGATCAGCATTTTCCACTTCTATAGGTCCTACTTTTATTTTCTTATCAGTATTAGCTTTCATTAAACAACCACGCCAACTAGCTTTAAGAACATTATTGTCATTAACTGCAAGTAAATTATTTAATTCTTCATCAGTAAATACAGGATATTGGCTTTCATTTAAATTAATCTTTAATATTTCTAAAGGTGTAAGTTCCATTCTTATTCACCTTCTTCTATTTCAGCATATTTTCTTAGCTCCTCTAAATCACATTCCTTAACTTCAAATTCTTCATCAATTTTAATATGTTTACCTCTATATTTTATATATTGCTTAGCCTTAGCTTTTAAAGTTTTTTCTTCTACTTTCTCATCTTCCATAGCATTTATATTTTCTTCTTTGGACTTTGCCATAATAAAAATCTCCTTTCTTATATAAAACTAAAGAGCAGTCATATTGACTACTCTAATTAATATACTGTTGCAAAGAATACTTCATCTGCCCTGTCAAATGAAACAATAGGCATAACTGATACTTTTGTATCTACAGTAACTGGATCCTCTTTTACCATTGTTGTTACTGCAATACCTGTGTCCACCATATAAGTATCTAATTTAGATGAACCTGATTGCTTGTCAAATTCTTCTGGAGTTGTACCATAAACAGTATTGCCCAAAGTTGTTCCACTCATAAGTGTTATTTTACCATCCACATAATATGGAACTGGATCAGCACCTTCTGATGGAATATAAGTAGCATCTTCTAAGAATACAACTGTTAATTGAAGTACTTCTTTAACAAATTGAATATAATTCGCTTGAGATAAAATTAATGAAGTATTTAAATTACTGTTCTTAATATGATTTGTAATGGCTTTATTAACTAAAAATGTACTATCAAAAGTATTTTCAGTTAACAATAATGTTTTAGGCTTTGCATATTGGTCATTTGTAATAGCCTTCTGCCATGCCTTTATATCTCCTATAATATCAGCATCAGGATTTGTCCACTTATCTGTTCCAGTTAATACTTCCCTATGATTATCTGGGACCCCATATTCTACTACAATATCGCCATCTTTTGAAGTAAAGTTTAATAAACCATTTTGAATTACTGATGATCTCATTTTCTTTGAAATTATATTTGCTCCATCTATTAAATTGGAATAATTCTCAAATACTTGTCCTAATAGTGCATTTACAAAATTTTCATTATTTGCTCCTATTGCATTTTGCAAATCTCTTCTGGTTGTTTCATCAATCCCCATGCCTTCCTTAAAGAAAGGTATTTCTGTTGATTTAACAGTTAAATCAGCACTTAATGCTCTCATTTTTGTGTTTGCATCAAAAGTGCTCATCCTTAAAGCTATTGGTTTTTTCTTAGCACCTTTAGCCATTTCTAACTTTGTTCCACTAACTTTTTTATCTGGGAATAGAGCCTTATCTATTGTTTGTTCTGCTGGTAACTCTTTAATATAAAGAGCTATGTTTTTTGAATTAATATAATCTCTTAAATTTGGCATATATATTTCCTCCTTATTCTCCAAAAATTATTTGTTTTAATGCTGCCATTTCAACTTTTTTAATAGCTTCATCTGAATTAAACTTAACTGCATCTTCATATAAAGCACCATGGACAAATACTGGCACTACTTCTGTTGCATCATCTCCATCTGCTGTTGGTGACATTGAACCTTTAAAAGATGTATCTTTATATACAACACCAAATACATCTGTTTCACTTAAAGTTGAAGTTACTTTCTTACCATCTTTAGTAATTAAAGTGCCTGCTAAAAGCACCTCATTTTCATCTAAAAGTGGTTTTACATCACCTTTTCTTATTTTGATAGGCAATGAAATAAAATGATCTCCAGCTATTAATCTTAATTTATTTTGTTTAGCACCTATTGTATAGCTTGATTGTCTCAAAATACATTCCTCCTTTATTTTTATTTAGCAAAGTCTGTTAAACTTTTTGCTTTCATATTTTCTGCTCTTTGCTTTCCTAATTCTGAAGCAAAGTTAGTTTTATTTGGCTGTGTATCATTATTACCACCAGTAACAAATGATCCTGTGCCTTTTATTTCTTTATCAAATAAATATTCATGACTTGTTTTAAGTGGCTCTATTTGTTCTTTAAGACCTATGACATTATCCCCATCTACCTTAAGCTTATCTTTATCTATAAGTGCCATAATTAACTTTTTATCCTTAATACTAAAAGCTCCTAAACTTTTTTCTAAGGCATTATTAAAAGCTATATCTGATAATTGTTTCTCATAAGTTTCTTTTTGTGTTTTATTATCTAATTCTAATTGCTCAACTTTTTCTTTCAATCCATCAACATCTTTATATTCTTCTTTTAAATTATTTATTTGTTTATCTCTTTCACCAACTTGTTTTTTATATTCCTTTGCCTGTTCATTTACCTGATCAAATCTAGTTTTTGAAATGAATGAACCACTTGAAACATCTTCAAAATCTTTTTTATCTAATTCTTTTCTTTTATCTTCTGAAAGAGCATTGAATGATTCTTCTCCTATAATATCTTTTATATGTGCCATTCTTTCTTTTCCTCCTTAATCTTAGGCATAATAAAAGCACCTACTATTTTTACTTAGTAAGTGCTTTTATTTTTCTATTTTATATGGTTCTGACATAAATTCTTTATATTCATCTTTTGCCCATTTAGGTGCATTCTCTTTAATTTGTAAACCATCATCTGTATAATACCCATAACCTTCTTTTAAAAATCTTGGCTCAGGTTGATCCATCTTTATCACCCTTTCATTTTTATATATTCTTTTAATTTCTTTTCTTACTTTTTCTCCAATACTTTAGCAAATTTTCTTGGATTTTCTCCACCAAAATATTCTGCAAATGTTTCTGCAAAAGCTTCTTCTGGCTTAGTTCCCCCATATCTGCTTACAAGTTCAGCTATATTTTTAAAACTAATATCTTCATTATATTTTTTATTATAATCTGAAATAGTATTTTCTATAAATTCTTTGCACCAATTATTGCTAGATATACCGCTGTCCTTATCAAGCCATTTCATAGAATCAGCAATATGATGACCGTACTCATGTACAAATGTTTTATGTGGCTTAGCATTAGCTACTGTCCACTTACTTTTAATACATTGTTCTATATAACTATTATTATACCCTTTATCAGTAAAATATGCACCATTTAAAGCTAGTTCTACTGCTTGAGGTTTGTTGATGTAATATTGGTAATAGCCTACTGCATTCATCCTTGCTTTGATTTTTATTATTGGTAATTCAACTGGATCTATCTCCTTAAATCCTTCGAAATAACTATGAAACTTATCTAGCCAATTAACTGAATCTTGTAATATATCTTTATTTATAGGATATTTAGTACTGTCCGAAAACTTTATTTTATAATTATCTATTAGATGTTTCTTTATCTCTCTTTTATTCTTAAATTCAGTATAGTTTCCTTTAAAATCTTTCCATTGTATTTCTTTAGACTTTTTCTTAGGATATTCTATTATATTTAATTTCTTATTATCTTCATACCATTTATCTAACTTAGAATTAGATTTTCCTTTATTCCATGCTTTAAGCTCTTTAATAGCCTTATTTATATCTTCATTTTCCTCAGTAAAGTAACATAAGCAATTAGGATGTTGTAATGGAACTTCATTAGGCTTAAATACCCTTCCATCATAATCATCACAAATATCTGTTTTACCATGCATCCTAAAACTATGACTAGCACTTAAATTCCACTTAATCCCTTTATTAAATGGATTATTCTTAGCATTTTCTATTGTTGTTTCAGCAAATGAATGAGTAATTGATGTTCTAGCTAATCTTTGAGCTTGATAAGATATACTTTTATTCATACCAACTTCTAAAGTTTTAGCTTCTATTCTTTTAGCTGGATTTATATATCTTTCTAATTGCTGAGCTAATTTTCTAGCATTAGCACCTTTAGCTACATTAACTTTTATTAAAGTATCTATATCCTTAGCATTACTTTTAGTTACATTCCAAATTCTTTTATCTAATGTTTTACCATCTTCATAATACTTTCCTTGTATAAGTTTTTTTACTGTACTAGCTGACGTATTTATAACTGATTTATTAAACATAGATTTTAATTTAACATCATCAGTTATACTATCATAATAAGCTAAACTTGTTGTGCTAGCTATTTGTGAACTAGATTTAATGTTACTTTTAATAACATTATTTAATTTGTTATTTAATTCATTTATGTAAGCCTGGACTATTTCTTCCATTCCACTTAAATGTTGTTTGCTTGAACTAGTTTTACATGAAGAAATTTCACTTGATAATTCTTTAGCTAATTCTTGATATATTCTTAATAATTCTCTTTCCTGCTTCTTATTAAGCTTTAAAAATTCTTTTCTGGCATCTAATATCCTCTGTTGGTATAAATTCATTATTCATCACCAACGATTCCTTTATTATTAGACTTATCATCTAAATTGTCTAATTCATTATCTAAAGCCTTATTGTATTGATCTGATTCTGCATTAATCATCATTGCTTTTTCATCTAATATTTCTTCAAAAGCTTTTTCAACATCTTCTTCATCACTGTATTCTTTAATATAAGATTTCCTACTTCTAACATATGCTTCTACTTCTTTCATAGCTAAAGTTTTCTTTTCATCTTCATCATTAGGAATAGGATAGTTTTGTTTTATAATCTTAGTATATTTCATTTGTATCCAAGCTTTATTGAATATCCCTGGATAGCACACTGAACCTACTTCAATAATGAAATTCATTAAAGATAATAAAGGCTTTTCCCAGTCATTAAATTTCTCTTCACATCTAGCAATTAAGTCATTATAAAGATATACCATAGCTTTGGCACTAGGTATATTATTTAAATCACTTATCTTAGGCATATCTAACGTTTCTTTCATATCACTATCTGCTCTATCTAGATAAGAATCCAGTGCTGAACTACTGCCTATATTGTATTCTTGTCTCTGGATAGTAGCTTGCTTCCCTTCTGCTAACGCTTCATCTCTAGTTTTTATTGCATGTACTGCATTAGGAGCTATAGTTAATCTATTTACATCATCTTCATTACCATCAATTATACTTTCAGAACCAAACATCTGGAATCTTAAAGCATCTGCAAAATCACTATTTCTTCTATTATATTGATTCTGTGCATCTCTTAAGTCTGTAATATCACTTTCACCAAACGTATTGTTTAATTCACCGCCATTACGGATTAACCAACATGGAATAGTAGAAAATCCTGTGTTTTGGTCTATAATTAATTCTTTTTGTAAATCTGTATTCTTATAAGTTTCTTTCCTATACCAAGCTTGGAGTGCTTTAGTATCTTCATCTACTTTGTAATAGTAAGTATGTAAATAATACAACTTATCCTTATCTTCTTTGTATACATTCATTTCATCTTCTTCAAAGAAAATAGCTTTCAGTAACTTGCCATTCTTCTCTTTATAATAAAAGTTCTCTATACTCTCATACTTAATTACAATTGGCTCTCCTGGATTAGCTTCAGCTCTAAGCAGTACCCTTTTCTTTATAGTAGCTTCTAAGAATGCTTTCCTAGTATTGTTCCAAAAATTATTGTTTTCAAATACATCTTCTATAAACTTTCTTAACTCTTCACACTGTTCTTTATCTTTTAAATCATCAGCTTTGAATATTAATGTTGGTTTCTTACCAAACATCCATCTAGCCTGTTTCTTTAAAAGCGGCTTGACCTTATTTCTAATATCCTGTGTAGGTTTGTAATCAACATTATCATCTACTGGCCAGTTTTGACCGTATAGTGCTAGATTTTGTTTAGCTTTTTCTAAATCTATAGACTTACCTTTGTAATAATAATAATCTGTGAAAACTCTTCTTCTTTCAGCTATTTCATTATCCGGCAACTTTAATAGTGTATCTCTTATTGTCTTTGCTTGTTTTTCCACTAAAATACTGTACCTCCTTTCCTTCCGTATGGATCAGTAGTTGTATTTCTTGCAACAACTCCTTTTCCTTTTTCATATACTGAATTATCATATTTTTTCTCTTTAATATCAGCAACTTCATATCCATCTAATGCATACCATATTGCACTAAATGTATGCGGATCTATGCTAAATTCATCTTCTATAATTTCTCCATCTTTATCAACTGCATAAGTTAAATCTTCTAATTCATCTATAACATCAAGGCAATCTTCAGAACAAATTATTTTCTTAAATCTCTTAACTTTTTTAGTATTTTGAAGTCTACTTCCAGGAAACTTTTTAGCACCTCTCATATTAAATCCTTCTTGTCTATAATATTTAATAGTCTTAGGCTCTGCACTATCTGCTTTAATAAGTTCCTGTGTCTTTTAATTCAACTATTTCTATTGCTGTTTTATCATCTGTCATTTGGTTCTTGTAATATTGCCAGTAAATATATAGAATCTTATTCTTATCATCTATAGCTAATCTAACTATTGCATTGTATGAAGTTTCAAATCCAAAGTCCATACCAACTCTATAAATAGGATTTTTAATACTTTGAATTGCTTGAAGTACTTCATAATGAGGTTTCTTTTCAAACTGTGGTAATACTTTTCTACCATTAACCCCAAATCTACCTCTTCTAGCTATCCTCCATAAATCAATATCATAGGTTTTTAACTCATCTAATTGTTCTATATAGGTTTTAGGCAAAAATAAATTATCATCAGCCAAACTGTGATGATAATAAGTATTATTTTTTATAATTATTCTATTTTTGTAGAGTTCCTTATCATCTAAGATAAAAATCTTCTTTTTAGTATCCATAAAAAAATGTTTGTAACACCAGTTATTCTTTGATACTGGATTAGTAGAAAGTATCATGTGTAGTTCTAGTGTTGGATGTCTTAACCTTCCTAAAAGTTCTTTAAATCCAGCATATTTTACTTCTGAACATTCTTCTATCCATATTATAGATACATTGTTTATAGATTTTAATTTAGCTGGCTTATCCATACCTTTAAATATAATCTTACTACCGTTAGGGAATCTTATTTGCATAGGAGAAGTAATACATTTAATCCTATTATCAAGTTCCATCTCTGTAATAATCTCTTCAAACAAAGAAAAGCATGAATCTCTAATAGTATCATATACTTCTCTTACTACCAAGGCTGTTCTTCTTTCTTCTAATAGTTTAAGTATTAATTTTAAAGCAACATGATAACTCTTACTTGATCCATATCCACCAACTAAAAAATAAAACTTATAAATCCAATCAAATATAAAATCTTCAAAGTGTGGATTAACTTCTTTTTCTATAGGCATTAATCCTCACCCTTCCGCTTGATTAGTATCTCTATTGGTTTATCCTTGTTATCATCTTTATTTATATCAGCTTTAAGTTTTTGTACCCTTAGCTTTTGTTCTTCTGTAGCCATATCCCAATTAGTATTTAGCATTTCTTCATATTGCTTTATAAGACTTCTTAACTCTCCCATTGCTCTACTCTGTGCATTTAAGAAAGCAGCCTGTCTATCCCAAGCAAACTGGAATTCATATTCTCTTTCCTCTGAAGAACTATTTTTACCACATGAATCTTTTGTCTTTTTTAATTCCTTTATCATTTCTTCTTTTTCTGTTACATACATAATTCTTTGAGATCTTACTATTGCTGCATACTGTATCATTATTTGATCCCATAATATATCTAAAGGTTTTTTAGTTTCTATTTCTTCCATTATTCCTAAAGTTTCTTCCGGTAAATACTTAGAGAAAAAGCCATGTTTCTCCGCATTTTTATTCTTTGCTGGAGCTCCATGACCTGCTGCATTCTTATTATTTAAGGGTGCACCCTTTTTATTTTTGTGTGCACCCCTTTGTTTTTTCTCTTCTGACCAACCATATCTTTTTACCCAGGACTTAATTGTATTTAAACTAACTGAATACTTTTCAGCTAGGTCTTTATATTTCATACCTTCGAGATAATCTTGTTTAGCCTGTTCTTTAGTATCTGGTCCTCTTATACTTTCCATACCACCACCTCGTTGCTAGTTGCTTTGTTTGTTTTGTATATAAAAAAGAGCCCTTATGAGCTCTTCGTTAAATTAATATGTTTTGTTACAATTTAATTAATCAAAATCCCTATCAACTTCAATTATCTGTCCTGTGTTAGCATTTATTTTTACTTCATAAATTCCAGCAGTGGTTCTAATGCTAACTTCGTAAACTAATATACCATCTTCAACATCTAACTCAACTCTTACTACCTGTCCTGGAACCTGCTGTAGTGCAATTTGCACAGCTGCTTCACTACTAATGCGATAATTTCTCCAGTATCCATCCCATAAAGCATAATAATTAGGTATCATTATAAAATCATCTTCCTTTTTCAATATTTACATAATTATTGTATTCAATTACTTAAAGATTAGTGACTTTTAGCCATGTATACTCTTAAGTTATCTCTTACTTAATACTCTTAATCTATTTTCCCCATGTTCTTTGCTTTATACTTCCACCTTTACCCCTTGCAATAACTATCATGTGACATTAAATCCATAACATCATTAAAGGAGAGGTCATCTTTCTTACCTCTCCTACGTTTTTTATTATTCTGTTTTCTATTTTTATTTAATTGTTTATGTGTGTTCGGCTGCTGTGTTTTTAATATCTTTTCTACCTTCAACCTCCTACCTCCCATATTTTATTTAATATGAATATAGTCTCCTAATCAATTTTAGGTATGTAAAAAGCACCTAAGGCTTATTCCTTAAGTGCTATCTAACATCTAACTATTTATTTGTTCCTTCATACTCTCTTACTTCAAAAGATGCTATCTTATCATGTACTATATATTCTTTAACTGTTTTATAAGGATTAATCTTTTTATTGAATGAATATAATGATGGACCTTTACCATTAGATCTTTCCTCAAACCAATTTATAAACTTTTCTACTTCTTGCATACTCACATCATATTCTTTTGTAGCTCCATTTACTAGAGATATACTCAATATAGCATTGTTTTTATTTTCTTCTACTTTTTTAGTAACATTAACTTTACAAGTAGCTGTTAAATCAGTACCTTCTACTTTAGCTGTTATTGTTACTTGTCCCTCTTTTATAGCTGTTACTTTACCTTCTTGATCTACCTTAACTATACTTTCATCACTTGATGACCATACTACTTTCTTATTAGTAGCATCTTCAGGTAATACTTTAGCATTTAGCTTATCTGAGCTACCTTCTAATAGATCCATAGATGTTTTATCTAATGATATAGACTCTACTTTAATAGTTTCTTCAGTAATTTCTTCATAAGATTTTAACTCCCCATTTTCATTTATATCAATGGCATCAATTATACTATATTTATTTGAATGTATTTGTATCTTTACATTATGTTCTTTATTTTGTAAAGTAGGACTTTCAAATAACAATAATGGATTAGCATTAGGTGATGATTGAGCACTAAAATGATAAATCTTATTATCTATATTAATAGATATATTTTCATCACTTATATCACTTTTTGCTCCAATAATTCTAATTTTTGTTCCAACAAAATTAAATTTACAAGTAGAACCTATTGAAGATGGATTTAATTGTGTCCATGTATTATTATAATATCTATTGTCTTTAGTCCTTTTATAAAATTCACCTTCATATATGATATTTTTATTAGAGTCATCATATCTCTTCCAACCTATTTCAGGCTCTATAAGCTTATTTCCAAGTTTAGCACTGTTCTGTGGAGTATTATTTAAATTATGTGTTCCTATAACAAAATCATTATTTTCCTCCGCATGAGCAACATAAGTATTATTTATACCACTAAATACAAATACAAATAATACTAACATACTCATAATTAAGCCTATTTTCTTTTTCATTGTCTTGTCCCCCTTATTCTTGATACATATATTATATAATTACATCTTTCACCATATCAAGAATAAGATTCCTACAAATTCTCTTATATCTTACAAAATTATTAATTTTTTTAAAATAATTAAATTTTAGATTAAATAATATCATGTTTTATATTAATCTACCTACTTTAATATAAAAAGACACCTGGAATTAACCAAGTGCCCTTTAGTACATACACAATATATTATATATTTTTTATTTTTAGCAGTTACCTTATTTGTACGATAAAATCCCTGCTATTTCTATACTACTATTATGACATACTTAAATTATAAATTTGTTGCGTTTTTGTTGCGATTTCGTTGCGCGCTTTCATGGATTACTTTATTATTTTTAATCTTATCGGCATTCCATTGAATGAACTTTTCAATAAATCATTAGGTAAATAACACAGGTTATCTATTTCTTCTTTATATAAGCCTATATCATTAACTATTTCTTCTGGTTTTAATATATTATTTTCTATTAATAACTGAAAAATTTGTTTAAACAAATATGGTTGTTCAATTTCTATTTCGTCATCTAACGGTTCTTTTCTCCAGTATCTTTTTCTAGTCATTTGAGATTTAATATATCTTAATTGATTATCAGTCAGTATATTTAATTGCTCACATCTTTTAATCATACATTGTATAGATACCTTCCACTTATTTTTTAACATAATAAATTGTTCTATAGATGTTGACACAACATCATTGTCAAATTCATCATAAGGTAATAAAAATTCCCCTGCAAATAAATCAGCTTGTTCTTCCATCTTATTATAAAATTCTTTGTTTTTTATTTCTTCCTCGGATACATTTCCATGTAAAATCAGATGTCCAAGTTCATGTGCTAAATCAAATCTTGATCTTACTGAACATTTCTTATCTGACCCTAGAAATATATACGGTATTCTCTGAAATATTTGAGAAAAAGCGTCTATTTTTTTATTTTCAAATTCCATTCTGCTTATAACTATACCTTTATTTTGAAATAAAGTAACCATATTATTTATTGGACCTTTTTCAACACCCCATTTTTTCCTTAAATCAATAGCTATATCTTGGATTATATATTGATCTAATTCTCTATCTCCTATAAATTGCGAATAGTCTGGTATATCCATTTTAGGTATATCCACATACTGTATTACTAATCCTAAAATTTCATGTAATATCTCTATTTTTTAGAAAGTGCTTTTTTTACCTTCTGTGATATATTTTTTATTACTTCTAAAATAAGTTACAGTGTTAGAATAAGATTCATTTTTATAAAAGTATGGCTTTTCATAAAAATTAATTGGAAATCCTAATTCTTTTACTATAGCGTTGATTACTATAGGTGTAGGATTTATTATACCTAACTCATATTGAGATATAGCTTGACTAGTTACCCTATTTTATCTGCTAATTCTGCTAATGATAGTCCTCTGATTATTCTTGCGTCTTTTATTCTAGCTGGTATTATTTTTTGCTTGTCTTTTATAAGAGACTTCATAAAAATCACTCGTTTCTATTTACTTTTAGCCCTTTGTAGCCATTCTGTTTTTATTTTTGCAACAGTGCTCTCTATATATTGTGAACCTTGATTTTTTAAATTATTACAATACATATCATATTCATGCTTTAGATTTAAATCATATACGCATTCATTCATATGTTTGTCTGGCACAATTAAATGTAAAAAATCTAATTCATTATTTTTTACTCCATATGTTAAAAAACTTAAATACTTTCCATCTGACACTACTTTTAAATCATTATCAATGTCAATTTTAAGTTGCTTAGAGTCAAAGTCATTATTTTGTGCATATCTAAGTTTATATTTTGATTTCGAAGGCAAATTTCCTTCTGTTCCTACTTTAGATATCAAAACTATACCTTTACCTTTTTCTAATTTAGGAACTGTATAGCCGAAACTATTTACCATAAGTGGTTCACATTTAAAAGGAAAATTTTTACTTAACATATCCTCATCAAATTGTCTATATATGACAAAATTTTTTAAATGTCCTCTAATATTCTTACTATAACTAGAGTTAAAAAGCTTTCTATCTGAAGATATTATGTCTTTATATGCTTCTATGCCAGCTTTTATTATTGGAAATAGTTTTAATCTTGTTCCTATTTTTATATCATTATCAATAAATTCTTTGCCAGTTTTATACAAACAATCATCTCCTTAATAAATATATTGTACATCATTGAGTATATATTTATCAAGTTTTTTTGTATTTTTTATTATTTTCATCAAGTAGATTAAAAATGCTAAATTTATTTTATATAAATTTAGATGCATCCCTTACTATTTTATTCTTTTTTCTTTTTACATTACTTTTATCTATGCATAGTCTTTCCCCTATTCTTTCTAAGCTTAACTTTTCCTTGTACTTCATTTCTGCTATTAACTTATATTCTGTAGCCATATTTCTAAATAAATAATTCATATCTGCATTTTGTCTTTGTATTTCTCTGATTCTTGCATGATTTTTTAATATCTGTTTTCTTGTTTGTTTCCATTCTCTTTGCATTCTTTCTATTTCTTTTATAATCCCTTGTTCTGCTCTACTTATTCCTGTATTAGAAGTTTGTACTCTTTCTTCATATCCTATAGCCATATTTAATTCTGCATCTATACTTACATTTGTATTTCTTATATCTTGCCTTAAGCTCTCCTTCGTTTTTTCTAATTCTATACATCTGTTTTCTAGCTTGTCTATCTCTTCTATATCTCTAAAATATCTATATAATCTACCTTCTGTCTTTGAATATAGTTTTTTATCCAACATTAGTGTCCTCCTATTTATAAAACCTACTTTTATTCCAAGTTTTTAGTTTTTATTTTTTATTTTTATTTAAAATTCTAATTTTTTCTATATCAAAAGGTTTTATTCCAGCTGCTAAATTAATGATCCTATCCATCCCTATATTTAATTCTCTGAATTCAGATTTTTGTTCTTCTGTTAAGTTTAATCCAGCTAAATCAAATTTATCTAATGTAGTATTATTCACGCCACCTTCACCTTCCTAATTTCTTTTCCCTTTAGGTTGTAGACTATCCCATGATCCATATCTATCTTTGCTTTTATTCTTTTTTCAATACTCTATTACAGTTAAGGTGTAGAAATATATAGTTTAATTTCTACACCTATTTATTTTTTTAAATTATGGCTTAGTATTTAAACTCCCAATATTTAGGTTTAGTTAATTCTTTAGCTTGTATATAATCTTTTATACGTTCTTTTATTTCTTCTAAAGTTAAAAATTCATTATATATTTTAAATTCTCCCACTTGTACATTTGCATTATATAAAGTTACTTTTATTGCTCTGTTTGGTACTTGTGCATTTCTATTTTCATGTACGCATTTAATTTCTTCTAATTTATCAATTATTATAGACACCTCAAAATATATATTTTCATTATAGAAAACATTTAATCCTCCTAAATTGAAAATCTATTTACTATATTTAGTAATTCCTCCTCAGAAGCTTGGTATTCATGAATATACTGATAACCACTCCAGTTATCTACTCCACAAGCTTCTAAGGCATCTAGCTTATCCTCAGCTTGTAATAATTCTAAAAATCTTTGTTCACTTATTTGTACCATTTAATATTCCTCCCTTAATAGGTATAGTAGCCTTATTATTTATATATATTATTCCTATTATCATTTTGTTGTACTTAATATA